GCTTTTTTACTTGCTCTCTTTTTAAGTTTTTCTTGCGAAGCAAGTTTGAACTTAGCACGACGTTTACCAATCTTGATGCGGCCTTTGATACGTCGCATCAAGTTTTTGCGCTTCATTCTTTGCTGAAAATTAAGAACCTCATCAATAGATTCATTATCTGAAGAGGATACAGCAGACGCTGTTTTTTCGGTAAGAGTAAGTGTATCGGTATAACGCCCGTCACTTGATGGAGTATAATCTGTCATTGGAGATTGCCTTAGCCTTATCCGTAAAAAGTACAGGTCTGCCGTAGCCTAAACTGTACAACCAGTAGTTGTGATTATATTTATACAAATTGCAATTTAGCCCCTGTATATGTACACGCTATCCATGCGAAGTTTCTTATACAACACGTAACCTAGTTGTTCAATGACGTTCTTACCATTCGCACGTTCAAGAATGATGACTGGTTTGAACTTCTGTATGGTTGCCTTCGAGCCAAGCAGAACCTTTGGTTCGTATCCTTCTACGTCGAGGTGTATGAGATCACAATGTGTGAGTTCAAGATCATCAATACGATACATCTGAATGTCACCACCAGTCTCATTTATCTTATGCACTCCAACGTTGGTTTTGTTGGTGTTGTTGATTGAGTATTTGACTGACTTGTCACCAAGTCCACCATGATACTTGTGATACTTGTCTCCGACACAATTTCTGTCAAGGCAATAGAAGTTCTTTGGGCATGGCTCGAAAGTATAGACACGTTCAAAGTAGTTACCATAGAAACGAGCATACATACCGCAATTACCACCAGCCTGAATCACTGTGTTGAATTGTTTAACCTGACTCATGAAGTGTTCATGTTCTTTTATCCAATCGAACAGTGGCCCATCTCTTTCATTGCCATATGCGCCTCTATCAGATGTAATCCATAGAAATTCATCAACACCTTCATGCCCGCATTTTCTCATTGAAGTTATGTTATCAAATTGACTCATAATCATAACCCATGTGTTTTATCAGAATTCTATCGTAGTGTTGTACAATTTCTTTGGACTTGTCTGTGTGCCACTGTTTGTAATTCAGTCCTTGATTTTTGTGTTGGCCTCTCGCTTTCGTGGTATTTTCTATCTGGTTGAGCACTTTGTCAAAGTTTGGTTTTTTCGGAAAAAATTCAGATTTGTCTCTAATCAATCTGGCAATTTCAAGATTCAAGTTACTCTTTCCGATTGCTCTTAGATTATCCATCTGTTCATTGAACCAATACTTATCATACCAATCTTCAATCTCTTGTACTGTTCTTTTCTTCTGCAACAAGAAATTTTTATCTAGCAACAAAATATATTGCATTGTCAACATACCAAGGTCATCTGGCATATTCATCCATGCTTTTTTTTCTGGGTTATTATGATTGTTCTCAGGTAGGTGCATCCTTTTTACCATCATAGATTCCACATAACCTTCAACAGAATTTGGATATTGTTTATCGTCGTATCCTTGAGCCTTCAATCCTTTCCAGATGGGTCCGTTTGTTTTACGTGAAAATGTCAGATGAGAAACGTAATAAGTGAATGGATTCCTCATCGTAGTAAACACTAGATTTTCTTCAAAAAATTTATCAGTAGGCAAAGAATCGAATCCTTTGTGTCGAACGCCTTTTTTGGATTTAACTGCAATTCCGCAAGCCTCATGTATCACATGTTCAACAAAAGACGAACCTGTTTTACCTAGATCAAGATAGTAAACATTTTGAGTTTGTATCATATCAATACACCTTTGCGAATGGACCAAAGACATCGCCTTTCTTTTGAGCAAAATATGTCATGTTAGTGAGAAGATCGTTTAGGTCGTTTGCATTCAACGAAACGATCTGAGAGATTAAGTCCAACTGATTCAACTTGGTGTTGGCAATTTTTGGATTAGTATCAAATATCTGAAGCATATTTTCACTGAATTTCTGAACAGTTAAAGACTGACCAAAATTGACTTTACCAGATTCCTTCGCTTTCTTGAATCTATTTTCATGCACATTCAATTCGGCGACGAACTCTTCTTTGGTGGTTGGATAATTTTTAAACTTGCGCCACCGCTTGCTTTCAAGACCGAAGGCTTGTAGTAGTTCTGATGCCATATCGAGAGGAACTTTTCCGAGTCTTGCAGAAGAAGCACTTAGGTCTGTGCCTTCAATTTTCAGATTGTTGAATCCTGGTGCGTTCTGTCTTATCTCAATTTTCACATCCTGTTTTTTCGACCTTACGATAATCTTAGTGTCTGCGTTTACAAACTGATTTGATGAAGCCATTTTCAGATTTAGTTCACAAGACTTAAAATTGAACAGGTATTCATCGTTATCATAGAGGTCTTGATCTTGAACATTGACAAGTTCCCACGCTGCCTCTTTTCTCGATATCTTCTTCAAAGAAATTCCGACTATTTTTCTGTCAAGAAACATCTCACGAAGAATGCTGTTGAATTCTTGTATGGAGGTCTTATCATCTTTGACAGCATTAACCAATTGCCTCTTCACTTCGCCATAATTTGAAACAAGCCATATATCAGCAGGATTCCAAGTGTCTTTATTGGATATGCCATACAAATCTCTACACAAGTCTGTGATGAATTTCATGAATCCATCATCTCTGGAATAGTGTCTGTATTTTGTGTTTCCAACTTCTTTGTAGATCTTCAACTGTTGTTGAAAGAAGGTGTTTTCCCAAACTTCATTCATGTCTGGGTAAATCTTCTTCAAGTTTTTTCGATATGCCTTGAAAAAATTTGACTGGTCAGTATAGCCATTATTTTCTATGCTCTTTTGAATCGCATACAAAGAGGCTCTTTCTTGATACGCAGTCGCCTGTGAGGTTGGAATAGTCTGTCTACTGAAGAACTGATCTTTGTCTATCTCAGTCCACTTGTACTCATTGAATATTGGAAGGTAAGAACTACCAGAACGAAGTGCAGAGTTGACTCCGCTTTGATTTTGCTGGCTAACAGCCGATAAAAATTTCTTAACTGTCTGAGTTTGCTTTACAACTTGCGATTCACCATCACCAAACTTTATACTCTCTCTGCCTCTGATTCTTTCTGCTACAAGTTCGAGGTATGGTTTTTTGAATGTGACAAAATCACCCCCAGATAGTGTTGGCATGTGTATATCCTACTCATTTGTTTAGGATATTTATATTATTCTATATTAACCCAATCAGGTGGTTTACGAACAGTCCACTTCATCTTGAACGCAGACTGTTTCGAGTTGTAGTAACGACGATAACTCTGTACTACGTCATCTGAACGATACTCATCTGGCATAGCAAGAGCGAAAGGTGTCAGTGAGCCTTGTCGCAAATTTTTTGGATGAGTACCAAGTATGTTTCGAAGTTTGCGTGATGTCTCATGCATCTTGTTATAACGAAGATTGTACTCACTACACAAAGCAACGAAGTGATTGTACAACCATTCATAGTTGAGAGACGACTCACGCAACCAAACATTGCATGGGTGATTTACATGCGATGCTTTGTAGAGTGAGTCGTCAAGCGAATCATGACGCCATCGTTTGATACGGCGTCCAGATGAATTATCAATGTACTGTTCACCATCGAGAATACGATGTGCCGTAGAGAGCATCTGCGCTGTCTCTACGATCATCTTTACTACGTGTTTGTCACACTGAAGTTGTGCTGCCAGTATGGGGTTCTGGTCCAAAACGAAAATGTTCATTCCATGTCACGCTCTTGTAAAAGTCTTCACTTGTGATACCCATAGGAATCAGAGTATCGTTTACATCATCTGAGAAGAACGGTCTATCGATTTGATGAAAACCCAATTTGCGATAGATCTTAAACGTCTCATATCTAGGACATATTATCACGTTTGTAACACCTGAGTCAATGCATTGTTGCGCAGTCAGATACATCAGGTTTTCGAACAGTCGAATCTTGCGCCTATGATCTTTACGTATGGCAACCATCGACGCTGACCCAAACAACACATTTTGATATTCTTTTCCCCACATATCGCGGTAGAAGCTGCAATCGTAATACTTATCAATGGGAGAACGGTCAAGAGAGTCTTTGACCATGCGAATGGTAGCTACAATCTCATTATCATAGTACGCATTCAGAACATAATTGTTGAAGAAAAGAGTGTCAAACTCATCGACGAAGATGGTCTTAGAGAATCGATATCGGGGAAAGAGTTTCTCTTCTTTGCAGTAAACTTGATATCTGAGTTGATATGCATCACGAAGTTGTTCTGTGTTCTTTGCTATGCGAAAGTCGTACATGCGATTACCGTCCATAGTAGTCCGAGAGATACAACCATGAACAAAGTACCGATGAACACACACTTCATGATGAAGAGAAAGTGTTGAATGATTAGGTATACTACTACACCTATTAAAAATGACGCGACTAGAAGATGAACAAGAATACTAGTCGCGCCGACGAGAGTCACAAACGTTTCCATGATTTAACAGTATTTATCAATTCGCTTAGCGCACACCAAGAACTTCTACTTCAATGAATGAGCCTACCTGTGGCGAATATTCGCGTTGAATCAGATACACCCTATCATTGTATACCACATTCACGTTATATCCAACCACTCGTTGCACTGGCACTTGGCTTGTGACAGGGATGTTCTGTGTAGTGCATTGTGTCACAGTGTTTGGCGCACGATTGCTCTGCGACATCTGATTGGCTACCTGACTGCCTACAATGGCACCAACAGCCTTCTCATAGCCTCCACCACTACCCACGTTGTTTCCGATAGCAATGCCAGCCACAGCACCAATAAGACCAGCGGTACTACCAAAGATTGCATACGTGCCTTGATTGATAAACCCATTGTTCTGATATCCATATGTCTGAGTCGTGTTACAGTTCTGTACCTGTTGATATGTTGTCTGCCCCTGAACGTATTCAGTCTGAGTGATTGGCGCAACACCAATCACCTTAGCCTGTACTGCAAACACATTCGAAGAGACTCCAATCAATAGTGCCGACAATAACGCTTTCATTTCTTGTCCCTCTTCTTAATCAGTCGAATAATCCACGCACCAGGGTCAAGTTCCCATGGCCATTCAGAGTGATTCCATCTACCTGGATGTCTGTGATGATTGTTGTGTAGTGTATCACCCGCTGTCAGAAACACAAGAAAAGGATTGTTGACTGAGTTATCTTCAAGCGCATGATTCAAGTATGCACCGTATTTCTTAACATGACCAAAATAATTTGTGGCAGCAATCGAAGCATTGGTCAACACAATCGCCATCAACTGAAAGAATAGAAACGTCTCGAATCCAAACAGAACAATCAGTGCCAGACTATAACCAAACAGAATGTAGTAGTAGTTGTCATCAAGAAACTTATGAAACGGGTCTTTCAATACGCTTCTGTATTTCTTCACCATGACCTTTCGAGAGTTCATAGGAATATCAGGGATGTTGAACAAATCTCTCTGAGTCGATGTGATGATTGGAAACTGACCGAAGTATTTTGTTCTCTCTGGCGGATGTGGGTCATACTCTGTATCAGAATGTATGTGATGCAACATATGCGCAATTGACCATCGAGCAGGCGAACCAAGGTTACCGAAGACACCGAGAAGGCACATGGCCTTCTCAATGTAGTGATTCACTGTGTAACTTCGATGAGTGATCAATCTATGATAACAGACAGATCCCGCAATCCAGTAGTACAAAAACCAACCAGACAAAGCAAGGATGATGTTGTGCGGCGTCAAACCATACAAGACAACACCAAGAACAGAACCGAAACATGCTATCGGAAAGAATCGATATTGTATTTGTTGAAGTATGTTTTTCATATTCTATTCCACGTCATACTTGCCGCCCATGTAAGTACCTGGGACAGAGAGAAAAGCGATCACCTTGTGTAATGACTCTACAATCTCATCCGATGTAAGTTGAATACCCTCGTTTGACACAAGTGAAAGTAGATACTGTTTCGTAACATTCTCGACTTCATTGTAACTAAGTTCAATCGTAACACCACTCATTTCATCTTCCATCTTAAATCTCCTTGAGTTCAAAGTTGCCATTCTCTTCAATGACGTATGTCGCAATCTCGACGAATGCACCTGTGTTCACTAATAGTTTGTTACCAACTTCATCAATTCGAGGCATGTGAGTGTGACCCGTTATGAGTACATCATAATGATACTTATCACAAAAATTAAGTTGTTTATCATGAATATTTAACGTCCTCGCAATGAGACTCTTCGCCTTATCTTTGCACCACTTGCTGTAACTGAAGTAGGGCAGGCCGAAGACTCGTCGGATTCGATTCAGTAAAGAGTTAGCCCTTAACCCTATGTTGTAAAGAAAGTCTCCCACTAAGGCAATATGTCGCGGGATGTTGTCGAACTGATGCCCATGAATGCACCCTACGTGAATAGGAGATCCGTCTCGACTCGTCCAATACGAATAGTACTTACAGATACGCACCCTAGCGAAGGACTTAGTGTATGGTAGTACACTTGCAATGTCCCAGTCGTGGTTGCCAAGGACGTAGATCACATCTTTCTTGCGTGCAATCTTGAGTATCTTCTTGGCAACCTTTGTGTGATATTCATCAATGTAGGGACGTTTTCTTGCTTGTTGAATGTCGAAGATATCACCGACCAGAATCAGACGGTCATACGTTTCGGTCTCCAGAACGCGCAGTAAGTCACGCGCCCTAGAGAACCGAAATCCTAAGTGAGTGTCAGAGACAAACAGGGTTCTAGACATTTAGATTACTCATACTCACACTTGTAATTGTCTCGTTCACCTTTCGGCAGAAGAGTCCACTCTTCATGCTTAAAGGTTTTATCTGAGTAATCAGAAATATCGGTGGAGCAATTGACAACCCAGTTGTCGCCATCCCAACGCAGATAGAGAGGGGTTTCCCAATCGTTGATGGCAACCTTCTCGCACTCATCAATCACGTCCCACTCGATGACGTATTCTTCGGCGTACTCGTCAGAGTACTCAATGAGAGACTTGAGAGTTGGAATACCCTCTTCACCGACACGGCAAGCCTGATCGACAGAAATATCTTCGAAGATATAGGTTTCACCACCTTTGTTCTTCCAGTGCTGAGGACATTCACCCTCCCCGTTCCAGTCGTGGGCACCATAGTTTTCGCGATACTGAGTGTAAATAGCGAGTTTCATAATCAAGTCTCTCTAAATATTTTCGGGTTTCTAGCGCTTTTTTGTTAGATAGCTCCCGCTTCTTTCATTTCAGCGATAATTGCAGCATGTTTCTTGGCGTTTTTGTATAAGCTCCAAACTGAAGTACGGAGCTTGCGGTTCAGAGGGATAGTAGCACCAGCGCGTGAGATGCGGTAGTAATCTTTCACCGTTTCGCACTTCTTGAGCAGCTTCAGTTCAAACATAATCTCGGCATTGGTAATGTTGCCGTTGAACTCGCGGTAGATGAAACCACCAAAAATTTTGTCAGCATGTGAAATCATTTGGAACCTCTCTTCTCTCAATCAACAAAACCATTATATCAAAACAAAATGCGTATGTCAACACTTTTTATGAAACAAATTCCTATGCTGCCAGATCCTCAGGTAGTTTGAATTCGTCTGAATTTATATATCCGTTCGCAAACAAGTCGTACATTACAGTATTCAAGTCGTAACGATTAATCTCTTCGGCGATACGTGACAGGGCAGCAAAATAGGATGCCTCTTCTTGGGCCTGCTGATCAAAGGCTTCAGCATCGTCAATCTCGATATAGTCCATTACACTCTCCTCATTCAATGTCGTCGGAAATTTACCGTAGATTGCATCCTCTACAATCTCTTCATCAGTCATATACTCAATAAAACTCATGAGTTGATATCCTTGAATTCAACCACATTGCAGGCGAAGTCACCAACCTTATCATCGAAGACCAAGTCTCCTTCGTCGTCTACCAACGACTCATACAGAGTCGCAGTGAAGAAGCGAGGATCGACAAACCCGTCGCGGACGAGATAATCATAGTCAATAGAATCGATTGCACCCTTCGCGTCAACGTAGTTTTTAAAGAAATACTCTTCAGCACGTTCTGCGAGGCGAAACCCCTCGGTTGTCAGCGTAAAGTATCGAGCGTTTTTGTAACCATAATCAGTTACTGCGAGGCCAATGCTGTAAATGCGGTTCATCATCAATCTCCTTTCTCAATCAACACAACCATTATAAGTTATTATGAAAAGAATGTCAACACCTTTATCCAACGTGACGGTCGATAGTTTCAATCAGCGAATCGAAATAGATATCTTCTACGCTGGCAACCAGCTTCTTTTCGCCTTTCCAAATTCGAAAGAATTCTACATCATAGAGATCTTTAGCATTGAGTTCAATGTGAACCCACAGCTTACGCTTGACGCACCCACTAGTCTTAAATCGAAGACCATTCTTGGTGCCAATGAGGTTTTTAGCACCCCATGCAAAGAAAGCCATGCGATCCAGTTTGCGAATGGTGTATACGATGGTTTCTGCTACTTTCATGACAAACCTCCAAATCAACTTACACACGTAGTATAAGCAATCATTGGAGGTCTGTCAAGAGTTTTTATCAGAACAAATTATGATTCAATCATGAAGGGACTGAGAGTGATTCTGTTGACTTCACCGTACTTCTTGTGGTAGGTGATCACCTTAGCATCTCTCTTGGAAAGATAACCGCCACGAACAGCATAAGCATCTCGCGCCGCCAGTGTTCGATGCTGCTCAACACGCATCAGAGCACTTTCAAGAACCTTATCATGGTGTAAATGGCCTACGTGAGCGTATCGATATTCAGAGTTGCCATAGACCTTTGGAAATTCACCAGCTAAAACTTCAGCGAGTCGAGCAAAGTTCGCCTTGTGTCCATGATGATAGAAGATCGCCGTGTCTCCCCAGACCTTGTAATAGTATGGCGCGACTGTCGTATCAATCACAACATCAGTACACTTTTCATACATTGCCGCAAGCATCTCGCGAAGCCAAATACTCGATGCCATATCATGATTGCCTTCAGCCATCAGAACATGGACTGTAGAGTACTTTTCTCGCAATCGTTCGATGACATATCGAATGACTCTAATACTGCTTCGAACAATTTTAGTGTACCTTGAATCAGAGTCAAGAAGATTCTTTCCTGTTGGCGTTACCGATTCCATGGAATCGTAATGAAGAAAATCACCAAGTTGTGCAAATACACATTCATCAGCATTCGGACTCATCTGAATAGCAGAGTCGAACCATCTCATCAACATATCTTCTGCTAACTCGGTGTTCCACTCTTCCCCAGTTTCACCAGGCCAAGACAACATGCCAAGATGGTAATCTGTGATCGTATATTGATTGAGAAGATCTGTCTCTGGTGTGTTAGATTTTCTTGATGGGCTGATTCTGGGAAGGTCTTCCAGCATCGCCTCAAAAATTTCATCCCTGACAGAAACTGGGTCTACTGATTTCTCTTTCACCCACTGAAGTTTAACGTTTCCCTCAGCGTCATAAAGAGTGCTAGTTCCGCTTCTCTGCCCATTCGACTTACAACCAGATTTCATGTAACCACGAACTCTTTCAAGACCTCTGCTTACTGCTTTTTCAGTGGTACCTAAATGTTCAGCAGCCTTTTTGTAACTTCCAAAATGTTCATACGCTTCTATGTACGACTTTTGCAAATCAGTTTTTGCATATGAAAAAATATTCTGATCCATCATATGGATACCTCGTCTTGATTCTCAAAAATTTTTTTCAGTTAAGCATCATGGACAGGACTACAATACGCCTTGGCAGTCATCATGACGGTACCATCGCGATTCTCCGCGTATTCCATGAGATTGATGAAGTTCGCTATCTGACGGCATTCGTTCTCTGTGCCAGCCGTCTGTGAGGTTCGTATCTCAAGACCCATACCACCAGTGCCTTGAATGAACATGTGTAAAACAAGAAGCCATTCCATAGGTTCACTCCTATTCGTTTTGCTCCATGTCATGCACATAAAGTTGAATTAATGCATAGTGGAGCACCTTGAGAAGGTCCTTTCGTGCGGCAGACGCATCTCCCTTTTTCCCGTATCGTTGCGCATACTTCATCACGTTACCGATACAGAACCCTGTTCCATGCCCACCATCGATGATGAACTCAGTGGCTTGGAACTTATCTCGTGCATAGTGTTGTCCGTAGGTGGATTTCACGTAGTCACGAAATTCTTCTAACAGTTCGTCTTCACGGAATTTGTAATCAACCATTCTTATCACTTCCAATCATTAAACACGTTCTTGTTAAACTTCTCGCGTTTCAGTCCTTGACCGAATTCGCTATTGTCCATTACGGGTTTATCGTCCATGATACCATCTTGTGCTGACTGTTCTACATCATATAACTTCATTCTCGATCTATCAACACCGACAACAAACCGACGATGTGTTGCTGGGTCGCCATATCGATTCTTCAACTGCTTGATCATCAACTGACCTAAATTCTCAAGTTCTTCAGTACTGATTGCAGCGATCATAAAGTCAGCCGTTGCAGGTAGACCGAAAGATTCTGAGGTATCTTCAAGGCCAACATCTGAGTTGGTGTAACCCGTTCTGTTCGTTTGCGTTGCGGAGAAGATAGGCAGATTGTACTCAACAGCAAGACCTCGTAACTCTTCAGCAATTGACTTGATATAAGAATATGTATTCACGTTTGAACCCATCTTCACTCGCGTTGACACACACAGGTTCAGATAATCAATATAGATGATGTCGGGTATGAACTTCTTCTTGGTCTTCAATTCATTCAATAAATGACGAAAGTGACCTGACCCAACTGATGCTGTTGGATACTCTTTGATGACAAGTTTACCAGAAGTCTTACCTTTCACTCGTTCGAGTTTCTTGGCATACGATTCTTTTGGTAGGGTTTCTAGGTCCTCAAGAGTCACGTTCATCAGATTGGCATCGATACGTTCAGCAATACGTTCTTCTGCCATCTCAAGCGTGATATAAAGAACATTCTTGCCTTGCATTAGATTCGATGCAGCGAAGTGGCACATCATCAAAGTCTTACCAACACCAGTGCCTGCCAAAATGATGTTGAGTGTTTTACGTGGTATACCGCCACGGGTAATCTTGTTCATGTAGTCAATATCAAATGGCAGACGTTCAACTACTCGATGGTAGAAGTCGTATCGGTCTTCATAGTCTTCGAGAAAATCATGCCCGATATTTGTGTCGAAAGATACTGACAACGCATCTTGTAGTATCTCTGGGATAGATCCTTTATCTTTCTTTGAAGAACCATCGATGACTTGAATGCTCTCCATGATGGCATTGTAGATAGCCTTGTCTTGGCAGAACTTTTCAGTCTTTTCAAGTAACCAGTCGTATTCAATTTCATACTGTTCACCAATATTGTCTATAATCTCATTGCACTGTTCATAGTCAGTCTGATTCAGATTCTTATCGTTAAGTTCAATTCTCAGTGCTGATGTTGATGGTGCGTTGTTGTACTCATGAAAATAATCTCGGATCTGATTCAGAACAATTCGATACTCACGACTAAAGTATGCGTCATCAATGTATGGCAACACATCACGAATGTAACGTTCATCAAAAATCAAATGAGATAGGATTAGGTTTTCAATTTGTATGTCTGTCATTATGCCTCTTTCACAAAGTCTTCAATTTCTTCTTCAGTAATGATATTGCTATGCGCAACCTGATACTTCTTTTGAATGTACTCTGCAAATCTTCCATTTGTCAACAGAGGCATCCAGAAGTCTTTTGTGTCCGTATCTTTTGCGCGATATTTTTTATCTTCGACCTCACCAGTTTCAAGATTCACTTTTGAATACCAACCATTCGAAGGTTTGACAACGAACCCACCTTCAAGAGCAATGTCAAGAAGACCAGACCATTTACTGATACCGCCTTCGAATGATACGTTCACGGGGATCTTAGACTTCTCTTTTACGTGCCGCGACTTTTCAACATTGATGATGAAGTTATAACCAGTCAAGTCTTTACCATCTTTCTCTTGTTGGCGACCGATGATGTAAATGTTGTCGGCGGAATAATACGAACCTGTGCCACCACCAACGACATCCTTGGCATATAACTCCATCGTCTTATATGTGTGATTGACAACGACCATCGGTATGTCTTTCATTGTCAGATGAGGTGTTACCATACGGAACAGAGATTTGATCTGTTTTGCTCGCGACATATCGGCAACAGACTTCTCGTTCATTGCATCTTCAACTTCTTTCTTTGATGCCAAATTGCCGATAGAGTCTACAACGATAATAACATGTTCACCGCGTTCAATGTTGTTCATCTGTTGCATGATATCGAACTTCAACATTTCAATGTCTGTGATTGGCGTATGCAAAACACGGTCCATGTCGATGCCGAAAGACTGAAAATAAGACTGTGGCGTACCAAACTCTGAATCATAAAACAACAGAGCAGCGTCAGGATACTTTTCAAGATAGGACTTTGCCATGAGCAGACTAAATGCAGTCTTGAAGTGTTTCGATGGACCTGCCCACATTGTGAGACCAGGCGTTAACCCACCATCAAGACGACCAGATAATGCCACATTAATGATGGGCACTGATGTTGGAATCATATCTTTTTTTGTGAAAAATTTTGAACGAGACAGAATCTCAGTCTCTTTGATTCGACTGTTCTTCTTCAGTTTCTCAAGTATACTCATGCATCACCCCTGTAGGTTATGACCTTCAATTGAATCTACCTTCATCACGTTCTTCTTATCGACCTGAACATAACGTGATCTCTTACGTTTTCTTTCTTTCTTCTCTTCATGATTTGCAATACCAGTATTACCAGCTAAAATCATACAAACTGCGAGTGGGTCGAACACCATGACAATAATTACAGTAATGTACCTTACAGCATCATCATACTGATCTTTAGCGTCCTTGTAAAGTAGTTCCGCAACATACTTCAATGGACCAATCTCTGATTCATTCTCCAGTTTTTGTTTTTGAAGTGAAAGTTTTTCTTCATTCAACTGTGCCACTACATCTAACGCTTCATCAATAATACTGTTCAGTGATTGACGTTCTTCTTTCTGCGATTCGCGAACAGCAATCGCACCATCTGCACCTCGAATACGATCAAAGTCAATCAAGGTCTGTACTGACTTATCAAGTTGGGCAATGACTTTCTCTGCATCCACAACACGTTTCTGTTGACGATCAATCTTTGTTTGTATCTGTTCAAGTTGTAGATTGTTATCACCCGATGTGATTGTTTGATCAATGTGTGCCTTTGACAGATATCCGAAGATACCCATTGAAGTGATGAGTACAAGAATTACAACTGCACTGATCATATACACTCGCATCACACGAGGCGCAATAGACCAGTTGCGATATATCCACGACGCAGCAACAACCTTTGACGCTTCAAGTGTTCCTGCCATGACAAGCACTGCATTGTATGCGCCAGAGAATATTGTGGCAAGACCAATGACAGAAAAGTAACCCGCGACACATGATAAAAGAATACCCATGAACAGAGCCATGAGACTTACTGTGTATGACGGTTTCATTCTTCAAGTATGCTCCTAAGTTTTGATTTGAACTGTTCTATCTTTTCAGAACGATTGGGCCAGTAGATGTAATCCTTACCATCATCAGTTCCAAGATTGTTCAACAACGGCATGATTGCATTGTATATCCGATAGGTCTTACTTTCCCAAGACTCCGCTGCCTTCTCTCGTATCTGAACCTCTTCAAGCTCATTTGAGTTGACCAGTGTGAATCCAAAATCAAAGTTGTCTAGTTCGTGTGTTTGTTTCATGACATGAAATCCGTAATGGTTGATTGATTGATGCGTTCTTTCGCAATGTTGAAGTACTTCTCATCAAGTTCAATGCCGATGAATTTTCTATTAAGATTCTTACAAGCAACACCAGTCGTGCCTGACCCCATGAATGGATCTAATATTGTACTTCCAACTTCACTGAAATTACTGATGACTTTTTCAGCCAACTTTACTGGATAGGTGGCACCGTGACCTTTTATGTTTTCCCTTGTGCTCTTCATGCTCCAATGATTTGAAAGTGTGCCTCTTTCAAACTGTGCAGTATTAAATGCTCTGCTTTCAGGTTTGGAATTTTGAAGAACCAATATGACTTCAAACTGTGAGTTCATCACATTTTTACCAATTGCTGGTTGTGCATTGACTTTATCCCAGATGATGAACTCTTTCATTTTTTCTGAAAAATTTCCTATCAACTTGAACAATGCAGGTTTGTTTCCAGTCAAAAATTGCACATTGTAAAAAACCAAATCACTTACCCTTAGACACTCGCTTAGAACTCTCCGATTGAATTCATAGTACTCATTCATAGGAAGGTTATCGAAAAAATTTTCATACTTGGTGGTCAGTTCATTTACAATTTGTCTCGAACAGTACTTACCGTTTCTAATTCGAAGGTTCATGTTATATGGAGGGCTCGTGAAAACCATATCCACAGTCTGATCAGGTATCTCAGAAAATACTTGAAGGCAGTCACCATGATACAGTTTGTTATCCAAAAAAACTCTCCAATGTCGTTTGTTTTTCAACAGACCAACCGATGGTCTTGAGAATGGTATCGATGGGTCCAAGATAACCCTTCTCGAACTGCATATCATAATCGATATATCGTTCAAGACCGAACTCAGGTGGCAGTTTGTCAGGGCACGCGATGACCTTGTCATGAAGAGGATTAGGCATCTTCAGATAACTGAACTTAATCTTCTCGCCATCTTTGATCTCTTCATACGTCTTATTTAGACTCAACTTGTTTAACATGTGATTGTACAAAAGGGACCCTTTCACATGAATCGGTGTTGCCTTGCGATAGATTGTATCTTTGTCAGCGTAAGGTCTCTTGAAAGTATTGCCATTCTCATTGACAACAGAAGTCAAATTGACGCCACGTGGAAACGCAACTTGTTCGAAAGATAGATCGTGAAATTCTGAACGAATCTTTTGAATGTACTTCTGAACATCAATCTCAGAACCACCCATGATGAGGCGTAGTGTTTCGTAAATGTATTCGCGACACACCTTTGGCGTTGATGATCGAATGGCTTCAATACCCATCATCTTCAGTTTGGGTTCAGCATATCGAACACCTTCAGAATCGTACACATTCATGATGTAACGCTTCTTGGCAGTCCAGATAGCCTTGTCGCCAATGTTCTCGCGCTTCATCACCATCTTCTGTTCGTATGCATTCAGATACTCGTACAGTTCAAGATAAGACTTCTCGATGAATGGTTCAAGTTTTTCACTGGCGACCTTGTCGAGAAAGTCAACTACCTTGTTCTTGTCAGGTAGATTATCACCATAGACTTGGTTCACCAGTCGTTCAAAACAAATATAGACAGAATCAGTATCAACAGCCAGAACATAGTCATGACCCTCTGTCTTGAGTAGTTTGTTCATGTACTCATTGATCTTTTTTTCGATCCAACGAATCGACAACTGACCAGACTTGGTGATAGCCTCAGCGTTGTCATTCTCGAACCAACGAAAATATCTGTTCGCAAGAGCACCATAAGCAGAGTTCAGTAGAATCTTCAAGGCGAACTGCATGTTGTGACATCGAGAGATTTCAATTGACAACTCTTGTGAAGGTTCACTCTCGTATTGTTGTTTCGCTTCAAGCATTCTCTTCTTGAACTTTTTGCGATCAATATACATCTTGTTCATCAGTTCAGCCAAGAATCCACGCTTGTGTCGACGATAGAATTTGTTGTTCGCGGTCATTGTCACGTTCCAATTGCGGAGAGCGTGAGTGTTCACTTTCTTATCAAGCAGAACTTCGATTGTGGTCTTGCGCAGTTGTCTCAATTCAGGCACATCATTCACATCGGCATCAGAAAATCTGGTGTCGGGACTTATATTGTACTGCATGATGAGATGAGGATACAGTGAGTTCAAATCAAAAGACATAACCCACTCATGCATACCCACAATCGGTGATTTCACAAACCCACCTTCAATCTGAGGCGAGTTACTGTGTTGCGGTTTCTTCGATGGTATGACGATGTTTTGATCGAGCAGATAGTTGTGAATGATCGTATCCC